CTATGACTGACAAATTAGAGCTCACAGAGCATACGGTTTACATCTTGAACAGCATCAAGCTGTTGCCGCACTACACGTTGCCCTGCTACGTTACACCAGGGCATACCAAGACAACGCCATTGAAAACGTGGACGGTGGAGGAGTTGAAGGATGCTGGTGCTGTTGAGAGCAGCGCGTTTCTCTGGCCTCGGCATACCCTGGCGTATGGTGGTCACCATGAATGACAACGACGATTATGAGTTGGCTAACTGGATGTACGCAATTGCCACCTGCATTTTGGTGCTGTTTGCCCTGGTTGGTATTGCTGGGCTGGCTGGATTTATTTGGGGGATGCTATGAACTCAGAGGAAGACGAGTTTCGAAGGATTGAAGCAGAGGCCAAGCGACGAGTGCAGGATGACGATGACGACACGCAGGGCTACGCCAAGCCGTGCATAGGAAAAGACCCTCGCTGCCCTTGTCAAGATGGTGATGCGTGTCACTACAAAGACTGCGGGGATACGAAGGCATTGCCAGTGCCAGTAGCAGGAACGCAATCATGACGATCACCGTGCTGAATAAACGCATCAGGGACGCCCTGGCTGCAGCACCTGATGGCATGACTGCCAGTGAGTTGTCACTCGCGCTCGACATTGGCGCATCCCAAATCAGCCGTTCCCTTGCGCTGATGCCAGATGTCTACATCGACAGGTGGGTGCAGACTCGGACCAAGTACGCTGGCGTTCACTGCCTGGCGTTTGTGCCAGAAGATTGCCCTTACCCTCGAAGTTAAACGAAAACCCGAGTCCCGGCCTTGTCGATAATCAAAGCCTGACGCCTGGGTTTGTCGCTGATGCTGATATGCGTCCACCTGTCAAACTCTCTGATGATTTGATCAAACGGCAGGTTGGCTGAAATGATCGTCCTCACCACAGCGTCTGGAACAACGCCAGGCACCTTAAAGTCAGCAGCTAACCCTAGCCTATGGCTTGAGGTGTCTCGACTGCCCACTGCGTCATTCACGGCCTTACTGCGAAAGGCACTGGAAATCATTATTGGCTTGCCGCCCAACGTGGTTTTGACTGTCTCCAGAAACTCTGCTAGGCGCTGAAGGTTTGCCAGTTCAGCAGCGTTTGGCGTGTTGTCCAGCGTCCTATGGTCAGTATGCGTCAACTCATCAAGGGTGAAATGAGGTGTCATTTGTTTCTCGCTGAGATGGCCTTGGCCTTGGCCTTGGCGTCTGCCTTGCTGGATGCGCCCCAGGCGTTGAGACTCAGCAGCAGCCGGGTAGGTTTACCGTCCTTGCGCTCTGGGCCATCGTTACCAGCCATTCGAGCCAGGAAGCTGGCCCTGCGAGGGTTGTCACCAGACTTGACGGGTGGCTTCAAGTTCATGCCTTCAGCCTTGGCAGATGCTCGACCTTTGGCATTGAGGCCACCAGTGGCACTCTTACCCTCTTTGCGCTGCCAGGCTGGTGTTTTCATCGGTATGCCGCCACTTTCTTTGCCACTGCTTTTGGCTGCTTTACAAACTGCTTACCAGCCTTGGTGCCTTCACGCTTGGCCTTGGTGGTGGCAGCGTACTCGGCAGGCGTCAAACTCTTGATAGCAGCCTCTGGCAGATAGCGTTCACCAGTTTGGGATGAAGGCTTACCAGACTTGGTGCGCCATTTCTGGTCACTCCAATTCTTTAATGACTGCTGTGGAGCTTTCATTTCTTCTTAGCTGGCGGTGTATGGGTTAGAGGTTTGCTTGCAGGCGTATGCTTTGCACCTGACATCAGTGCAGAGCCAACCTTATGCGTATCGCCCTTGTACAACTTGCCATCTGGCAAATAATGTGGTTTCGTCTTGCTCATTTGTATCCACCGCCTTTCTGTTTATATTGAACCGCCAAGAGTTGCGCTTTACGCGCAGACCATTCACCTGGGTCACCGCCCTTTGTCCCGGCCTTGATTGACTCAAACAGAGCCTTCCGCATAGTCGGCTTGGTGTAGTTGCCAGCCGAATTGACTGTTGATTTGGGTTTGGTTGCCATCACTTTTTACTCAGCAAATCTGTCTTGGCTTGGGAGCCAGCACTAGAGCCGAAATAATAGGCAATTATCCCCGTCCAAGCTGTGCCGAGTGACCCCAGCATCATCAGGATAGCGGGGTTGGCGCTGTCAATCTTGTTGAAGAACATCATCACCATGATGCTGAAAAATCCAATGGTCACAGCCCCAGCCAACAATGGCGGCATCATTGACCTGGTGGCTGATTGCATATCCCTTGCGCTCTTGCGGTCCTCAACCTCCAACTTCTCAAAGTTCAAGCCGAGTTCCTGCGCTTGCTTTTGCAGTTCAATCTCAGCGAGTTTGACTTGAGCAATCTGGTCAGCGGTGAGCTTGTTGTTGGCAATCAAGTCACCAACCTTTTCCTCGTCAACGCCAATGGCTTTGCTGATGGCGCTTACCGCCATGCCAGCCAGGGGACCGCCTAATGCCGTGGCAATCGTAGGTGCAATCTGTTTGAGCCAATCCATAGTGAGACTCCTATTGAGAGAACATTTCTCTTAGATTTTGCGCCGGGACATTGAACAGGCCCGGTGTAGTACGGGTAATGCTGCTGCTGATTGTTCTAACTTTGCGCTGTATCTCATCCCACTGGGAGTTATCCATCAATGCTTTTTTGACCACATCTTTGTCTGTGGAAATCAATATTTTGGCAACTTCTTGCTTTTGTTCAGGTGTCAAATTTGGCGCATTTTTTTGCATCCACTTGCCTAAAATTCTTGCAGCAGTAAAACTATCTCCGCCAAGAGCACTCAAAACTTCTTGACCAGAAATATTAGCGCCTTGCTTTTTAGCCTCGGCCTGCATTGCAAATGTATCTGAACCACCCATCACTTTTGCAGCAGCACGTTGAGACTGTGCAGCAGTTGCAGCCAGTTTCAATATGCCATCAACTTTGTCCTGGGGATAAATGATTCTGAAAATTGCACCCTCTTTTTGGTTTGGGTCTTGCAGCTTGCTCATCATTGTTGTCCTGCCGCCCATTGTCATTTTTGACCGTAGCTGGTCCATGACACCAGCCCGGTATGCTGACACAGCATCCTCGCCCTTCGCCACAACAGCTTCAAATTCAATCTCAATTTGATCTGGACTTTTGCCAAAGGCGTTCTTGCCAGCGTCAAATGACTCTGTTGTCACTTTATTGCTGGAGGCAGTGGCCCTGGCATCTTTAAGCGCCTGAGAAGACTTGTCAATCTCTCGCCTCAATGCTGTTTCAAAAGGCTTTAACTCTGTTCCAACATCACCCTGGTTTGATTTGAATTTGTTGTTGATTGTTGTTTGGATGCCTCGCCTGGCGGTTTCCATGTCCTGGATGTTTGGCGCTCTGACAAACTCAATCTCACCAGCATCATCAAGTTTGAAGAATGGTTTTTGCCCAGTTCGCGCCAAGTGCAATGAGTTGATATTTTCAGCAGCATCAGGCGCTCTTTTCAACGCCTCTCGGAAAGCAGCCAGCATTTCTGGGGTAATGATTCCACCAGACGTATATGCCTGCTCGTACAGTTGATTTCTTGCAGCTACACGTTCTGCTTCAGACGCCTTAAATCCACGCAGCACATTGGGGTCTTTGATGTCACCCGTCAATGTTTGTTGAATGTCTGCAATGGCACCTTCACGCAAAGCCTCTGGCCTAGTTCCCAATGACCCTCTCAAAATGCTGGCTGGTTGACCGCCCTGTGCATACAGCAATCGCACTGCGCTCAACAAGGCTTGATTTTCAGATAAAGGCTCACCAGCAGCCACGCGCTGCACGATCTCATCTGGCGTCATTTGGGTTGCTTCAGTAATGCGCCTGATCTCAGTCTCCACCGACCTTGAAAACTTGTCGCCAAACTTTCTGGCAGCAAAATCAAGAACAGGGTCAGCAAGAGCGCCGAGAATCTTCATACCACCAAAGGCTAACGGGGCAACTGCTGCGCCAGTTGCTGCACCAGCCACCGTTGGCCCAAGTCTCTCCATCACATCGCCCTCGGCCCTACCAAAGCCACTGCCTGCACCCATGCCAGCACCAACGCCAGCAACCTTGGCAGCAGACCT